AGTGACGCCACTATAGAGTACAGCCTGCTTCGGCTTGACTAACAATACATTCTTGCGGTCCGCGAGTGACCGGATTTTAAGTGGTGATTTACACTGCCATTTGATGGCTTTGAAGACATGGTGTACATGCTGTGGTGTGACTTTAAGGACAGTGTCGAAAAGGGCTTCGGTGTGTGATGCGTCACATAATTGTATATCTAAGTTGTATCGATGGATAGCACCTGAAGAATGGCGAATAGCCAAACAAGAGTCATCAGAGAAATAAACAAAGTAATACCGCCCAGGTGGATTGAGCAGTTTTTGGAAAACAGAAGAGAGAGCTATTGGGTCCGGGGATATGCAAAATTCAACGTGGCCACCTAAGTACGGAAAAATGTTGGCAGCCTGCGCCTCCTTGAACAGATTGCATGCGACGAACCCAATGAGTGATGCAGGCGTCTTAACGTCCACGATGGTGCGACCCAGTTTACCGGGCTTCCCCCACTCATCAAGTTTCAATTTCCACAAGGCTGTTTTGAAAATCCATGACTTATAAGAGTTGTTTGTCAGACCGGCGGCGAGGAGATCATCCCATGCTTGAATGCGCAACTCACGCTTCGGGTGAGGGTCAGTATGGTGCAACTCAGCTTCAATGAAGAGGTCAGTGAACGTGTCAAATGCTGGAGCAAACAGCTGCTTGAGCTGGGCGAACTGTTCTTGGTGTTGGTTCAAGAATACGCGCTGGGCAGCCATCAAGAAGTCGTGTGCACCGGGGATGTCAGGGAGGCGGCACGCAGTGAGCCTCTGTGTGGCCAACGCCATATTCCAATCGCAGTTACCATAAATAAGCCCATTGTGGGAGACTCCCGGACCGAACATAGACCGGTACACGTGATACCATTGCTCAAAGCCAGGGGGGAACTGAATGAGGCCATCATTCCAAAACTCTGCACCGAGGAGAGGTGTAAAATTCATGTTGTTGAGGAACTTCTTGACTACGGTACATACTACTGTGCCAACACGGAATAGGGGGCGGTACTCCGGCGCAGAGTCGACCGTCCCCTTTGCTGAAAAGGCACCGACGATCCAGGTCGCATGGTGCACAATCTCTTCAAATCTCTAAGGCTCATGATTTGAATGAAGTGGGCGAGCGTGTTATCCACAGTTTCGACGTGGTACTTGACGAATTCTTGGTAACGAGGTGTCTCAATAATGACGCGCTTGGCTGCCATGCTGAACTGGTGGCGACACTCGATTCCCTTGCTACCGTAGTAGAAGATCTCGCGCGCATGGAGGTCCCGTACTGTGAACACAGCAATGTTAAAAAGATCCTCTAAAAGGGCTGGAAAGATTCCCCCTAGGTAGCACGAGTCATACCCAGCAGCAGTCAGGACGATTTCAGCGCGCGTACACCGCTCACCAAAAGTACGTCGCTGTTGCAGTGACCAAGAATCATCGACTGCGGCAGCGAGGTCCCATACAAATCGCTTCCTCTTGACAGAGTGTAGGATAACAGACTCGCGTTGAGTGTAACCGTCGACAAAATTGAGGTGGCTCGTGTCGATGGTGTGTAACCCTGGTACCATCTCGGCTAAAAAGTCAACGACCTTGGTGGCAATGGTGACTTCTTGCTTCAGACCTTGATTGGAGAAGATGATGACATCGCGGATAGCGAAGTCCGGCCCTGGCAATGGTAGTGGACCGATGAATACAGGTGGTGGCCCTGGTGCAGGAGGTGGCAACATGATAATAGGAGGGGCTGGCGCGGGAGGCGGTGGCAACGGTATCAGTGGATTCCTGACAGTACGGAGCGCCCTACGCGCTCTAGCTAGTGCACGAGCAAGAGGCCCTGGAGGACGAG